ACGCGGCTGAGTGGCAGGCACCGCTTGATCCTGAGAACTACGACGATCTTTTCAAGTGCTCCAACGTGGACGGTCTAACTGTTCGCGGTCTTACTATTCCAGCCAGCCGCGAGGACTCCGTTGATTGCGTGCGCGGCAATAATTACCGCTTTGAAAACTGCACATTTGAGGGTTCGGTGACGGTCAAAGGCGGAATCGACGGGTATGAACTTGTGAACTGCGTCATCAGCGGAACCGTTGAATATGGTCAGTATGACAACTACTGGAAATGGGGTCGTAAGCCGACCCGCAACCTTCCCATGACTAACTGCTGTTCACCGGACGGCTCGCCCGTTCGCGTGAAACTTTGGGACGCTGAAATGCCTCGCATCGAAGGCACCGAGGTGAGCGTGACGCGAATTCCAAAGTGGATTTGGCTTCCTTACTTTCTGTTCCGCCGTTTGACGAATCCGAAGAGGGTATAACCCATGTTTCCAATCGCTGAAGTTCTCGGGATCGGCACGAAGCTCATCGACAAGCTGATTCCGGACCCAGAAGCCAAGGCGAAGGCGCAACTGGAACTCGCGCAGCTGGCGCAGAACGGCGAGCTGGCGAAGATGAACGCGGACCTCGAAGCCTACCGCGTCGAGCAAGACAACCTGACCGACCGCCTCAAAGCGGACATGGCTTCGGACTCGTGGTGGTCGAAAAACATTCGGCCAATGACGCTCGCGGCGATCCTTGCTGGCTACTTTATTTTCGCGGGCATGTCAGCCTTCGGATACAACGCCAACGAGTCTTACGTTTCGCTGCTCGGACAGTGGGGGATGCTCATCATGTCGTTCTATTTCGGAGGGCGCACACTTGAGAAAATCATGGAGATGCGCAAAAAATGAACGACCACAAAGACCTGATGGAAGTCGCTAGGCTCTGGAAAGAAACCGGATGGCTGACTGCGGTGATTGGCGGCGCCGGCATGGTTGCTCGCCTACTGGCCAACCCGATCCAAGGGACGATCTGGGACAGCGTGCGGCGCGTCATCATGGCGGCCATCGTCTCGACGCTCGCATGGTTTATCGTGGAGCAGATCGAGGTCAGCTCACTCGTGAAGGCCGTCACCTACGGCGTCGCCGGATTGCTCGCGCCGGAAATCATCGACGGCATCACGACGCTGGCAAAAAAGTATTCGAAGAACCCGGCCAAGCTGCTCAAGAAATAATGAACCCGAAGGTCATCACGGCGGCGCTCGCCGCGGTCGTCGTTTGTTTCGCAGGCGTCGGAGTGCTGACAGTAAAATCGGTCTCGAAGCACATCGCGGCGAGTGACAAAGAATTCGAGATGACGAGCAACGTGCTCAGTCCGCTTTTCGACATTTACGGGCTGGCTATCGTGGACGGTCAGGCGAAGGCAAGCAAGGGACTGATCAACGCGAAGGAGTTTTGCGACTCGCTGGCGAAGCTCCAAGCCGAGGCGGAGCGATTGCTCGCGGAATTCGGCAACCCGACAGAACTCGTGGCGCAGCACAAACTCGTTGCAGCCTACCTCAAAAAAGCGCGGTCAGCCTGCGACGCCGGGCAAATTGAAACGCTCAACTCGCCGGCCATGACTGCCGAACTTTACGCGGTCATCGAGCCGATGACGGCGCTGATCAACAAGGCTCTGCACGAAGAGCTGACGATTTCGCGCATGCACAAGGACGCCGCAGATCGGGCGCTTCTCACTTTTGAACGGTTCGCAAGCGTCGCGGCCGGGCTTGGAATGGTCTTTGCCGTCGCTCCGTGGATCGGGGCTAAGAAGAAGCCGGTCGTCGCAATCGCTCCAAAGGGTCGGAAAAAGAAGACAAAGCGCTGATCGGTTTTGACGGCCATCGCTTAGGCGATGGAACCCGTCATAACATTCGCAGCCTCCGCCGGCGTCATCGATTCCGAAGCCGGCATCATTCGCGGCGTCTCGCTGATCACGAAAGGGCCGGCGCTGGGCCACGGCGTCATGATTGACGACAAGACCTTGGAGCAGGTGAAGACCGCGGCCGAGCAATACGCGGGCGGGCTCAAGGTGAAACTCGACCACTCTGGCGGCGCTGGCGATATTGTCGGCTACATCGACGCGCTGAGAATCAGCGGCGAAAAGCTGCTCGGGGATTTGCACCTTCTGCAAAATTCGCCGCATCGCGCTTACATCTTGGAGATCGCCGAGCGGATTCCCGACACGTTTGGGCTTTCGATCGCGTTCTCGGGTCCGTCGGAGAAATCGCCCGACAAGCTCACGACTTTGCAACGGTGCTCGGAAATCTACTCGGTCGATCTCGTCAGCGAACCCGCTGCGAACCCGAACGGATTTTTTGCGCGCAAACTCAAACAATTTGAGAGCGACGCCAGCGAGTCGCCGGAAGCAGAAATCAAAATCGAAATTCCTATGAACGACGAAATGAAAAAGGCCATCGAAGGCATGATCCAAAGTGCCATGATGAGCATGAATGAAAAAGTCGCGAAGCTCGAAGCAGCTCTCGCTCCCAAAGAAGACAAGCCTGCCGCCATGAGCGCGCAAAACGAAGTCGTGCAGCTCGCGGCCAACACCGCTGCGCTCGCTGCCGTCAAAGAATTTGCCAAGTCCTTTGGTGCGCCAGCCGCTCCGATTGCCTCGGCCGAAGCAGTAAAACCAGTCGCAAAGGTCGAGAAGTTCGAGGACGTCGTTGCAGCTAAAGCCACCGAGCTGAAGGGCAACAAATCCGAGGCAATCACCTTCGCGATCAAAAACCACGCCGATCTCTACGCTGCCTATCGCGCACGCGTTCAAGCCGGCGAACTCGTCAAACTCTAATCCAAAACTACCATGGCCACTTCATTCAATCACACCGGCACTTTCTTGGCGAACTCGGCTATCACCGCGTTTCGTCTCGTGTCGATTTCCAACAACCGAGGCGTCGGTCTTGCAGCCACCGCCTCTCTGCCTGACGGCGTTGCAACGATTGACGCCGCTTCCGGCGATCAAATCACCGTCGAATTCCTCGGCGGCGGCACCATCAAAGCAACCTTGCTCGCCGGTCCAGTGACCGTGGGCGACACGCTTTTCTCAACCGCCAACGGGACCGTTGCCATCACCGGCACGATCACGGTCGGCAAATCTCTCAGCACCGCTTCGGACGCATCTACGATCATCGAGATGCTTCCCAAGAACATCTAACCATTAAGAACTAATTACCATGTATTCAAATTCCGCAGCCATTTTCCGTGGCGACATCGCTGGCGTAGTTGAGCAGGCAAAAGACTGGGAGGCCGGACTGATCGGCACCCAAGTCATGCCGATTCTCGACGTGCCAGTCCGCGCCGGCCAATACCCATCGTTCGTTCTCAAAGAGGGCCAACTCCTCAAGAGCGACATCAAGAACCGCGCTCCCTACAGCGATTACGCTCGTGGCACCCGCGCCTTCACCCAAGACACCTACACCGCTCTGGAATACGGCTACGAGGAGGCGGTTGACGATACCGTCACCCTCGACGTTGCCCGCTTCTTCGATGCCGAGGTGATGGCCGCCAAGCTCGCCAAGCGCAAACTCTTGCTCGCGCATGAGCTTCGCGTCGCCTCGAAAATCTTCGATACCGGCGCGTTCACCTCGACCAATTCCGGCACAGCCTACACCGTCGCCAATTTGGCCACGTTCGACGTCGGCCAAGACGTTCAGGAAGCTCTCGACCGGATGCTTGCTCGCGGCGAATCCACGACCAACACCCGCGTCGTCATCCCATACCCAGTGTGGACCCGCCTCCGCGCTTCCACGAAATTCCAAAACCGTTTGCGCGGCACCGGTCTTTCGTCCGACACGATCTTGAACGCCAGCACCCAAGCTGCCGCCGAAGTCTTCGGCGTCGCCGAGGTTCTGATCGGTCGCGCTTCCTACGATAGCGCACCCGAGGGCATCGCCTTCTCCGCCGCAAACGTCTGGGCAAACACCTACATCTGGGTGGGCTCGGTCACGCAGGCTTCGGCTGGCTACTTTGGTGGCGGCGCAGGCTTCACGCTGAACTGGTCCGAATACGGTCCAGCCATCGGCGTCTCGACCTACCGCGAAGAAAAGATCAAGTCGAACATCGTTCGCGCCTCGCAATACACCGCCGAGAAGATCGTGAACTCGAACGCTGGTCAGCTTATCGCGACTCAGTTCAGTTAAGATAACGTTTGCATAAATAACTCCTGCGCTCTTAATTGGGCGCAGGATTTTTTATGCACCCTTGGAACGAAATAGGATTCTTGGAACGAAAGAAATGCGCGCTGGAAATGCGCGAATGGCTGCGCGCTAATCCAGACAAGCGAATCAAGACCGGCCACGTAAGATCGGACGGAAAGATTTTTTGCGGTTACGGCGTCGGTTATTCAGGAGGCGAGCATTGGGCGAGCAAGGCTGTGTTTGACAAGCGATGTGAGGATTCGCGGATGCAAATGCGCAGGCTCAGAAAATCCGAATCATACAAAAACAAATTCAATGTATACGCAAAAGAGCGTTACTCTCAGCGGGTGGACGTGCGCGAAAAAATGAAGGCTCGCGTAGAAAAATGGAGCAAAGAAAATCGGCCGCGATGCGCACTCAAATCATCCAACCGTCGCGCGACAACTCGCAACCAACTCCACGTGGACCACAATTCCTCGATTGAGGAACAAATGCGAAAAACCGCCGAAGTGCTCACGAAGCAAACCGGAGTCGAGCACCACGTTGACCACATCATTCCAATCAAGCACGGCGGATGGCATCATCACGAGAATTTGCAGATTTTGCCAGCGCCCGTGAATCAATCAAAAAGCTCGTCGCCGTTTTGGGTTTCCAGCGAATACAAAGACTTTCGCTCGGTTCCTCAAAGCCTTTAGCCAGAGCCGCTGATTGATTTTTATTTGGCGATTCAATCGAC